GCGGCCTTGGCGGCGTCGAGGACGCCCTTGGCGGTCACGACTTCAGCGTAGGTCAGCGCGGCGCCGGTGTCGACGGACGAAGCGTAGTTGGCGTTCGTGATGAGCGCGCCGATTTCAGCCAGGCACTTTTCAGCGAGGGCGTTGGCGGCGGTCGGAACGAAGGCGTTCGAGAGGAACTGGGCGCCATACATCTTGACGTCGAGGGGCGAGAAGCGGCTCGACACCTTGAAGTGCTTGAGGGTGACGTTGGCGGCGGTGATCGTCGCGTCGTCCTGGGTGAGGTAGCCGCCGGTCGAGAACTCGGTGGCGGTGGAGGTGCCGATCAGCGGAACCTGGACCGTCTTGCCAGCGCCGGATTCGGCAGCGGTGAAGACGGACGAGAAGGCGCGGAGGGCCGGGAGCTTGCCCTTGAGGGAAGCGATGACGCTTTCAGCGAGGATGCTGGGAGCGGCGACGATGGAGTTAGCCATGATGTGTTATGATTGGGTGAGGGTTGAGGGAAATTAGATGCAAGCCTTGATGATGGCGTTGCGGTGAGCGGCGAAGTATTCGTTGCGCTCTTTGCTGCCGACCGGCAGGGACATGAAGGTGGCGAGGTGGTCGACGGCCTCGGCGGTGGGCTTGCCATCCGCGGGGCTGAGTTCGACCGGGGACACGCCGACGGAGGCCACGATCTTGGCGGCTTCCTTGGAGGCGCTGACCTTGGTGGCTTCGTGCTCGGCGACGAGGGCCTTGAAGGACTCGGACTCCTTGACGGCCACTTCGAGGGCGGCGGTCAGTTCGGCGAGCTTGGCGTCCTTGGACGCGGCTTCGACCTTGAGGCTTTCGAGTTCGGCAGAGACGCCGACCGTCATCTTCTCGACAGTGGTGCGGAGGTCGTCGCGTTCGGCGGTGAGGCCAGAGACGGCGGCGGTGGCGGCGAGCAGCTGTTCTTCGATGGTCATCTTAGATTTGCGGTTAATGGAATTAGAACGAACGCAGGGCGTCGTTGAAAGAGTCGGCCAAGCCCGTCACCAAGCCCTGGGCGGCGGCCTGCTTGCCGGAGAAGACCTGGCCTTCCATGGCCTCGGCCTTCACCATCTTGCGCTTCATGTTCACGGCTTCCTTGAACTCGGCGTGGATCGTGTCGACGCCCTCCTGAAGGTTGCTCATCTGGCCTTCGTCGAGGGACGTGCCTTCGATGCCAGCGCCCTTGAACTTGCCGGACTTGATGACGACCATTTTGATACCAGCCATCTTGGCGGCTTCGGAGTAGTCAGGGATGGCCATGTAGACGCCGATGGAGCCGACGGTGCTGGACGGGCTGGCGACGACGCGGTCAGCAGCCGAGCCAATCCAATAGGCGGCGGACGCCATCTCGGAGTCGGTGTAGGCGAGGGTAGGCTTGCCGAAGGAGCGGACCTTGTTGGCCAGTTCCTCGACGCCGGTGACCGTGCCACCAGGGGAGGAGATTTGCAGGGCGACCTTCTCGACCTCGGGGTTGGCGGCGAACGCGTCCAGAGCCTCGGAGATTTCGTTAACGTCCACGGCGCCCATCATCTTCTCGAGCGGGGACAGGCCCTTGCCGATGACCCCTACCAGCGGCACGATCCCGATGCCGTCCACGACGTAGGGCTTGGGAGCCACGCCGAAGAGCTGCGCGAGCATATCGGTGAAGCCGAACTTCTCGGCTAGGACCGCGTGGTCTTTCGCCTTGGTCGGGTCGATGAGGAGGGGCTCGCGGCCCGACAGTCCGTTGGTAAGGAAACGCATGGTCTTAGGAATTGGGTTGGTCGAGCTCTTCGGGCTCTTCCTGGTCAGCGGGTTCGTCCTCCATCTCGGGGGACTCGGGGCCTTCCATGACGTCGCCGCTGATCGTGCCGACCGGGGTGTTGGACGGACGGAACAAGAGCTCGAAGGGGATGCCGTGCTTCTCAGCGGTGGCCTTGATATGGGCAATGTCAGCGGCTCGCTTTTCGAGCTCAGTCTTGAAGTCGAGGCCACGAAGGCCGAAGTCCTCGCTGAAGGATAGGCGACCCATCTCTAGGTCGGCGCGATCGCTGGCAGACTCGCGGCCGGCGTCGACGGTGACGGACTTCGGGGTAGTCCACGAGACGCGGTTCCAGTGCGGGTCGTCAGGGATTTCGCCAGCGGCAATACCTTGACCGACGATGTAGCCCCAAGTGGGAACGCAGAACTGCTCAATCAGCACCTGGGCATATTTATTGAAAACACGGCCCGCTTTAGCCGTCACTAGGCGGACGGTCGCGCCGCCCAGCTTGGAAGAGTCGCCGACGAACTCGTAAGGCAGGACGCCCTGCGAGATGTCGCGTTCCAGCGCCGCGAGGAAGCCGGTGAAGGTGGCGTTGGGGCGGTTGCTCTGGAAGGAGGTCATGCTCTCTCCGGGCTCGAGAACAATCAATTTGCCGCCCATCGTGTTGGCTAGGTTGGAGTACGACGAGCCGTTGGTCGCCCCAAGTTCTCCAGCCATGTCTGAGTCGAGGACGCCACCAGCCTTGGTGATTACACGATTTACGTCACCGTTGTCCTTACACGCCTGTTTCTCCAGCGCTAGGAGTTCCATTTCATCCTGGATCGTGTTGACCGAATGTTGAAGCAGCGGCACGCCACGAGCGCCGGACGCATACTCCTGGTCGACCACCATCATCATCGACTGAGCTAGGATTTGGCGGGACGAGCCGTCGGAGCGGTAGATGTTTACGGCGATGTATTCGCCATAGGGACCGAACTGGATGCCGTCGTGCATACCCTCGGGCACCTTGCCTTCGAGAGGGTCGCCGACGCGGTGGGCTTCCATCAGCTGGAGTTTCGCTTCACCGGCGCCGTTACGCACCTTGGCGGCGAAGGAGTCACCGTCGCGGATCATGCCGCGGAGAAGGATGGACTGAGCCTGGTAGAACGAGAAGCGGTTCGTGATGTCGATGCGCTTGGCCTTCTCGGCGAAGTAAGCCTCGTAGCGTTCCTGCATCTCAGGGGTCGACGCGTGGCTCTGCGGCTTGATGCCGTCGCCCACGGTGTAGAGGCAGATGTCCGCAAGGATTTGCTTGAACAGCCCGGAGTTACGCTCGGCCCAGCGGCACTTGCGCACCATCGTCAGGCGGTCGTAAGGCGTCAGGTCGCGGCGAAGGTCACGCGGTTCGGCGCCGTAGGCCGCACGGCGGGCACGCGTCACGCCGATGCTCTGCCAATCGCCGTAGGAAGCCTGCGGCTGCGGGGCGGAGGGCGTAGCCTTGGGCGTCTTAGGACGCAGGCTGACGGTCTTAATCTTCTTGCGGATGGCCATGGAAAGTTAGTCCTGACGGTTCTGCCAGTCGGTCGAGATGATCGTGCGACGAGCGCCGTAAGTCGAAGGGTCGAGGCGGCTGAGGGCGAACATGGCCTCGGCAAGCATCTCCTTCGGAGGCATGGCGAACTGCTTAGACGCGGACGAGCCGGAGTCGGAGTAGGACATCAGGGTCTTACCTTCGGTGATCATGGCGACCGCCTTGGCTTTGATGTCTAGGAGTTCGCACTCCGTAAGTCCGATAAAGAGTCCAGAGGCCATTTAAACTTGCCGAGAATGGAAGCCCGAGAGGGGGTGCGCCGCCCAGCCCACGCCATGAGTCTCTTCCTCCCACGACACTAAACGACGCACCCTTGCATATAGCGTGCCAAGGGTCATGACGGTTGCAAGTCGGTTTCGGCAGTTTCCCGACCGGCGATGCCCCAGCGGACAGCGGCCAGCAGGGCGAGGATTTCGCAGTCCATGGCGTGGTTGTCCTTCTTCCCCTGGGGAAGTATCCACATGGGCTTGCCGGTTCGCTTGTCCTTTACGCGGACTTCGGCACTGAGCTGCTCGACATACTCAGGGGTAGCGTCCAGCGCATAGGTCCAGACGCGGCGGGCCCGGAGGCCGTGCAGGAGGTCTTTGCCGGCGGTGGCCGAGTGGACGATCAGGATCGCGCGCTGCGGGATGCCAGGGACCACGATAGACTGCTTCTCGGAGTAGAAGCGGCGGGTCGTGTTGCCGGACTTGTCGGTCACGGCGAAGTCATCGGAGCCCGAACCCTTGGCGGTCTTCCAATTGCGCTTGGCTGTCTCGCGATAGACCTCGGTCGTATTGTCGCCGGAGTCTACGAGCACCATGGCGTGATGCACCCCGTGCTGTTTGGCGAACGCCTCGACGTTGCCCCATGAGTCGATGCGGGCGAAGGCCATCAGGCGGCTATGCCCGGTCTTGGCCCATCGGCGAACGGTCACCCAGAAGTGTCCACGCTGGACGTCGACCCCCATCGTGCGGAAAGGGATGCTCCCGGGCACGGCGTCCTTCTGCTCGACGACGCGGGCCTTCGGGGTGATCGCGGCCTCCGCGTCCCAAGGGTCGGCCATCTTGTAGTTGGCGGCCTCCGCCAGCGCCACCATCTCGCCGCCCTCTTCGCTCCAGGGTAACGCGAGCCGCTTCTGCTTGAAGATGCGCCGCGGTTCCTCGTCGCCGTATTGGTCGACGGACTCCTTGGCCTTGAGCATCAGCACGCCAAGCTCGCCCCAGCTCATCGTCGCTAGGCTGTTCCAATGCAGGCCGATATGCCCGGAGTTAGCGGCAGCCGATGTGGCGACAAAGGTTCCCCTGGCGTTGGCCTCTAGGCGGGAAGCGTTTGTGTCGGGCAGATGCGTCCGACAGGACGCGCACTCGTAGGTCGTGCCGACACTGACCTTGTGCAAGTCCCACGTGCCAGTCGCCTTGGCGTCCTCGGGGAACCTGATCT